TTACGTTCTATTTGACCATAATCACGGATACAACTAGATATGGATTCTAAATGAGGTTCCCATAAATAATCATGTTTGTTATTACAATGCTCTGATAATTCTTCTAGCATTTTAATTATCTTTTCCATCTGTTTATTCCTTTGTTTAAAATGAGAGCCTAAGGGAGGAATCGAACCTCCCCAAGTTCCAAACTAGGCTATTCGACTATTGAACCTCCTTATCGATTGCAAGCTTATAATTATATAGTGTTGTGTTAGAATAGAAGAATCCAAGTACATCTTCATAGGTTTCAAAATACAATCCCTCTTCGTGCATATCTGTACCACAAATTACATTATCTCCACTTACCTTTAATTCAATAGAGTAATAATTGTATTGTTCATCTTGTAATTCGCTTGGGTTATCATCTCTTGTAAGGTTTGGGAAATATACGACATATAATATATCTTTCGTGATTGGGCTTTCTTCATCAATCCATAATTCAAAACTAGGACAGATTGAGTTTCTCCACGTTCCATCTACAAAACCCCTTGATTT